AGTAGTAGCGCCCGCGCGCGTACCACCCGAAGTGCCGGGTTGCGCCGAACTCGCTACCGAACAGCAGGACGTGCGGGCCCGCGGTGATCACCGGGTAGCGGTCGCGGCGCTCGCGCACCGTGCGGCCCGCGCGGGCGGACTGGCGGTCCGAGGCCGCGGCCGCGTACTTAATCCGGTCGGTGACCACCCGCGAGATATCAAAGGCCTGGTCGCGGAGGTCGTCCTCGGCATCGCGACCGAGGTCCGCGCACGCGCGCATGAGCTCGGTCGCGCCCTGAATCTGGATCTTCAGCTTCAGCACGGCGCGTCTCCCCTCATCCGCTCGCGACCACGCCGGCGTCCGGCGACTGGCCTTCCTCGATCAGTTCCAGTGCGGTGGCGATGGCCCGCGGACTCTCGGCCGTCCAGGTGCTGAACGGGATCCCGGTCCGCATGGCCAGCGCGACCAGGGCCCGACTCAGCGAGCCCGCTTCGTAGGGACCGCGTCGTCGCCGGCGTCCTCGTCCTCGCCCTCGGGCAGGTTGTGGCCGGCCTCCACGGCGTTGGCCGCGATGAAGTCCTTCTCGGTGCCGTCGAACCTGCCGGCGCGCTTGGCCGCCGGGTAGGCCAGGCCGTAGAAGTCCCGGATGCCGTACTGGCCGGTGACCAGGTCCGCGGCCTTGCGACCCGGCTTGGCGTCTTCCCACTTGAGGACGTCGCGCGAGTCGCAGGTGACCTCGTACGGGTCGCCCTCGTCCGGGGTGATCGTGAACAGGAACCGCATGTCTGTGTCTCCGTAGGTCCGTGGATCAGTACTAGGGGTGACGCCGGCCGGCGTCGTGGGCCGCCGGCCGGCGCCGGGTTGGGGAGCGGGTCAGGCCTTGACGACCGCGCGATGCACGTCGGCCGGCGTCGAGTAGGTCACCAGGACCTTGCCCGGATAGGTGTCATCCGCCGGCTGCGCGAACGCGCCGCCGAACTTGAACACGCTCACACCCCCGGCCGGGACGCTGCCGCCGCCGGCACCGAGGGCTACGCCCTCCACCGTGTGGTGCGAGGCCACGGTGAGCGTGACCGGCGAGGCGCCGACGTTCTGCACCACCAGGACGTCGCCGGGGGAGAGGAGGTCCCCCTCGGCGGTCGGCGAGGTGGCGAGGCTCAGCGCGTCGCCGGCGGCGTCCGGGCGAACCGCGGCCGCGCTCAGATCAGTGACTGCCATGGGTCAGTCCTCCGCTCAGGGCCGGGTGTAGACAGGCTTGCCGACGATCGACCAGGACACGGCGGTCGTCTCGGTCGTGCGCACGTCGCCGCCCACGTCGGGCGCCTTCACCTTGACCGAGCCGGTGAACCGGACGTGCTCGAGCGCGACGTCGGGGTGGTGGTCGATGGTGAACGGCAGCGTCTCGCCGTCGTGGATCCAGCAGAAGTCCGAGATACCGCCGGCGTTCCAGTCGCTGTAGAACGTCGCCTCGAGCGTGTAGGCCGGCTCGGCGTCCTCCACGAACTCGTCATCGGGGGAGTAGACGTACATCGTGTCCCCCTCCGACGACCCGTTCGTGATCTTCCACGAGTTCAACTGGACCTGAAACTCGCTACCGTCCAGGTCGAACGTCAAAGTCTTGAGCTTGCGGTTGTGCGCGGTCATAGCGCGATCTCCAGGAGATAGGCCGGCAACGGAGTCGGGCCGGCGGAGGAGGTGGAGAAGGTGGAGGGTTCGGCGCGGGTCACGTACGCGTCGGTCGCCGCGTGGATCGCCTCGGGGACCAGTTCGACCCACCCGAGCAAGTTGCGCTGCGCCCGGTCGGACACCGGCTCCACGATCGCGAGCACGGCCGTGATCGTGGTCGGGCCCGGGTCGTAGGCCTCGAACGCGAACACGGGCGGGGTGATGACCACGGCCGGCGGCCGGATCGCCTCCCCGAGGTCCGTGACCACCTGCAGGCCCGGCACCGTGCGCAGGGCGACGGCGAGGGCGTCCAGCCGGTCCTGGTAGCCGCTCACGCGATCACCGACCGGCGGAAGGCCCCGATCCGGAGCAGGCGATCAATGTCCCGGTCGCCCGAGGTGATCCGGAAGGCGCCGAGCTCGCCGGCCTGGACGAGTCCGTCCGGGGTGTCCCGGCGGGCGTACCAGCGCCGGGCGAGCATGAGCGCGCCGAGACGCGCACGGGCCGACTCCAGGAACGGGGAGCCGACGCCGTGCGCGTCCTCGACAAAGGCCACGGCCGCCGCGAGACGCTCGGACAGCGCGTCATCGTCCCGCGTGTCGCCCTCCTGAAGGCGGAGGTCGGCACGCAGGTCGGCGAGCGTCGGAGGCCAGGCCATGGGGATCAGCTCGCGGCGGTGATCACGAGGCGCTTGACGCCGGCGCCCGCGTACTTCACGTAGGTGGCCGAGTAGCCCCAGATACCGACGCGGATCGTCTCCGGGCCGGAGATCTCCTCGAACCGGAACCGCATGAGCGCCGACTCGAACAGGATCACGTCCGAGGCGCGGAGCACGAGCAGGCTCTCCGGGTAGCCGTCCACGCCCTCGGTGGAAATCAGCGGCAGGCCCTGGAATCGGCCGTCCACCTGGACGTCGCCGACGCCCATAAGGACCGCGGAGCCGGCGGAGTCCACCGGCATGAGCGGGCGGCCGCTGTCGTCCTTGATCTTCAGCAGCGAGCCGTAGCGGGTCAGCGAGGACAGGATCAGGTCGGCCGGCAGCTTGCGCGCGGTCCGGGCCGCGATCGCGGCGTCAATCACCGCGTCGCCGACGAACGTCGCGGCCTTCGGGGACAGGCCGGTGGTCCAGGCCGCCTCGGTGGCGTAGGTGGCGGTCGCGGCGCCGGCGGCCGCGACGGCGGCCGCGCACACCTTGGCCTCGATCTTGTGGTCATACACAGACAGCAGGTCGGTGTAGATCATCTGGTCAATGGCCGGGTCGGACATGTCGAGCATCTGGCGCGAGAAGTTCTGTGCGCCGGCGGTGACCTTCGGGGCCACCGTGACGACGTCGGTGTCCATGGCGTCGGTCTGCGACACGGGGTCGTTCTCGTTGGCCTGCGCGGCCACGACCGAGTCCGTGCCCGCGGTCTGCTTCGGGATCGTCATCGGGCGCGGGTCGTTGCCGAGGTCGATGTGCGAGACCGCGGAGGCCGCGCGCCGGCCCTGCCGGTTGATCGGCTCGAACATGTCCGTCAGCCACTTCGGCGCGACCAGGCCGGTGCCGGCGCCGACGGTGTCCATGGCCCGGTTGTGCTCGGTGAGGCGCTGGTTCGCGGCCTCGTCGCCCTGGGTGCGGGCGCGGAACTGGTCGGCGAACCAGGAGTGCCGGCCGCCGTCGCGGACCGCGCGGTAGTGGCCCGGGTCGCGGTCGCGGGTCTGCGCGGTGCCGGTGAGTCGCTCGGCGCCGGCCTCGCCGGTCGCGGCGCGGGTCTGCTCGGCGGGCGGCTCGGTGCCGGCGCCGGCGTCCAGGGTGGCCTGAACCTCGGCCACCGCGCGGGCCCGGGTCTCCTCGGCCGCGAGGGACTCGATCTCGTCGGCGAGCGGGGCGAGCTCGGCCGAGCGAACCCGGACGGTCTCGAGCTCCTCGGGGGTGAGGTCACGGTTCTCGGACACCGCGCGGTCGCGGACGCCGGTCACCTCGGAACGGATGGCGGCGTACTGCTCACGCCGGCGCTGCAGGTAGGCGCTCACGTGGAACTCCTGGTCAAGGGTGGTGGGGAGTCACCCAGGGACCGGGGTGGCGTTCGCCTACGTGCGCGGGTGGCCCGTTTCCATGAGGGACGGGGGTGGCGCGCCTCAGCGTCCGGGGGTCCGGTGTGCTGACGTACTGAACTACTGACGTACTCGCGCGGATCTTAGCCGATCAACGCCCCCAGGGACAGTTCCGGGATCCGGGCGAGAATCTGCTCCGCCTCCGCGAGCGCGGCCCGCGCCTCGCGCAGGCCGGTGATCGTCGCGCCGGCCCCGTAGGCACCCTCGCGCACGATCGAAACCTCTCGCAGGTCGGCGGTCACGCGGGTGATCGTGCCGTCCGGCTCGCTGCGGTTCTGGCGCTCGCGAAAGCCGATCGACAGATCGGTCAGGGCGCCCATCTCGACGAGGTCCAGGACCTCATCCCCGGCCGGGCCCTTGGCCACCCGGAACGCGCCGACCAGGCCGCGCGGGTCCTCGCGCAGCTCCACCGCGACCCCGAGCAGCTTGTCCGGGTCGTGGTCGCGGTGAAACCGCACGTGTCGCGCCGCGTCGCCGATCTGGTGCGCGAACGCACCCGACACGAACTGTTCGACCAGGCTCGCGTCGATGCGCTGCCGGACGTTGTACGGGACCGCGATGCCCTCCACGATCCGGCCGTCCCCGCCCTTGGCCGCCGAACGGATCTCCAGTTCGGCGCCGCTGAAGTCACGGATGAGAGTCTCGGACATGACTAGGCCTCCTTCGGGTCCGCGTCGCCGCGGCGGCTGTCCCAGTGCCCGCGGCACAGGCCGCGGCAGTACTCGGGCCGGCCGTCGCCGAGCTTGCACATACCGGCGGCCGGGGTCGGCGCGGCCGACTCCTCCGGCTCGGGGGCACGGTGGCGAGGGCGGGGCGTCGGTCGGGTCATCGCGGGTTCCTTTCGTGGAGAGTTCAGCGGCGCCGCGGTCGGCGGCCGACGTGCGACAGGACGCCGGCCACGAATCCGGGCGTCCAGAACAGGGACCAGAGCAGCGGCGAGCGGCGGATCATGCCGCGGCCCGCCGCTCGGCCAGGCCGTCGAGCAGGGCCGCGGCCAGGGCGGTGTAGTCGATCGCCGGCGCCGCGGCGGCCGCGGTCTGCGCGATGTGCTGCACCCACGCCCGGGCGTCGTCGGCGTTGTCGCGCGCCTTCGCCGCGTGCGTGCACGCCCACGCGAGGACCTCGCCGGCCGGGAACGGCGCCCGGTCCGCGGTGTCACCCTCGGCCCGGTAGTGGTCCGGCAGCAGGGTGCCCCACACGGCATCGCGCACGATCCGGGTCAGGTCCTCGGGGGTATAGGGCATGTCGTCCTCCACGGTCGGGATCGGGCCGGTGGTCGTGCCGGCGAGGCGAGCCGACCACCAGGCGAGGCGCTTGACGGCGCGGTCGCCGTAGGCCTGCGCGGGAGATTTCGGGTTGTGGATCGCGCCGGTGCCGCCGTTGTAGGCCACGAACGCGTCCCGGGGGCCGAACCGGCGCAGGTAGCCGGCCAGGGTTTCGAACCCGACGCGGGCGTTGACCTCCCACCGCCAGCACCCGCCGAGCCGGTCAGCCCGGTCCTGAAAGTCGGCCGCGGTGAGCTGCGTCGGGCCGCACCCCTGCCGGCCGGCCGTGCCCGCGGCGAGCGCGAGCCGATAGGCCGCATAGTTCGCCTCGGTCACCGGGCCGCCCTTGACGTAGGCACCGGCCGTCGGGACGCCGTCGTGGCCCCACACGTTGTGCCCGCCGTCGGATTCCTGCTGCAGCAGGGTGGCCGCGTGCGCGAGCCCGAGCCCGGCCGCGGCCGCGATCGTCACGACGTCCTCGGGACGCTGGATCCCGTCAATGGCGAGGATGTCCGCGGCGTGGCTCACGCGTCACCGCCCTTGGCCGGTTCCTTGGTTGGTTCCCCCGCGCCGGCCCCGCCGTTGTCGGCAGGATTCAAGTTGGCGCCGGACGCGTCCGCCGGCGCGGGGGAAGTCTTGCGGGACTCGGCGATCCGGGCGCGCTGCTCGGGCGTGAGCGGGCGGAGGCCTTCGATCGCCCGGACCTCGTCGTCGGTCAGGAAGCCGGCCTGGATGCCGATCTGGTGCGCCTGGTAGCGGCTCAGCGTGTCCCCGCGCAGGATCGCGTCGAGGTTGGCCTCCACCCACTGGCCGCGCGGCAGGGCCGCGGAGAGCACCTGTTCGAACCGGGCGAAATGCTCCATGACGGAGAATTTCACGATGTTGATCGCCTCGGTCTCCACGTTCGAATACGTGCGCGAGGACTGCGCGGCGCCGAGCCACGACGGGTCCAGGCCGAACAGGAGCGCCTGCTCCACCAGGCTCAGCTGCCGAGCCTCGATCAGTTGCGACTCATCCGGATTCCACGCGAGCGGCGTGATCGACGTGTTCGGGTTGAGCACCATCGGCGAGCGGGAGCGCTGCGAGGCGAGATACGCGGCCTTGAGCGCGGCCGCCTCCGCCTCGGTCATCTCCGGGTCATCGGACTGGATCGTCACCGACGGGACGGCGTGCTCGGCCACGTCCGAGGCCTGGCGCTGCAGGTTGGCCGCGAGCTTCAGCGCGCCGCCGGTGTGCACCTCCAGGATCCCCATGCCGCGCAGCTCGCCGGGCCGGTGCAGGCCCTTGATGTGCATGACCCGGTCCGAAGGCCACCACCGACCGCCGGCCCAGTAGCGCACGGCGCCGACCGGCCAACCGGGCGTCTGCGGCCCGGTGCGCTCCACCATGACCATGTCCGCGGGCACCGGCACGACCGCGGCCGGCACGCCGTTGCGGTCCAGCGCGGTAAAGATCCCGATCGCGTTCCCGTGCCACATGAGGTCCAGGTGCCAGGCGCTGAAGGTGTCCACTCGGACTTCGGGCGGGGCCGGCCGCTCGAGGATCATCGGCGCCGGCGTGACCTTTTCCGGGTAGCCGTCGCGCATCCGGTACGCATCCCACGGCGCGGTCGCGAGGATCGACGCCTGCAGCCGCGCGGCGCGCCAGCACCCGACCAGCGCCATCCCGCCCCGATAGGCGCCCTTGCTGGTCCCGTCGACCCAGTCCGGAGCCAGGCCGCCCCCGTCGGTCACGATCGTCCAGGACTGTGAGTCGCCGGTCACGGTGTCCGTGCCGGTGTAGACGAGATTGCGGACCCGGTCGCGGACCCGCTGCGCGCGTGTGGGCATCACTCACCGTCCAGGGGGGAACGCGACGCCCGGCGCGGCGCCGGCGCGGGCAGGGGCCGACCGAGGTCGTTCAGGATCGCGATCACGAGCGCCGTGCCGCACCCGACGAATAGGGCCCACTCCAGGCCGGCGAGCCGGACCAGGCCGGCGATCGTGCCGGCGAGCAGGATCGCCTGGACGGTGAGCGGGACCCACCGACGGAACTCACGACGGCCGCTCATGCCACACGCTCCGGCCAGTGCCAAGTGCCGGCGCGCTGGTCCTCGCCGTAGCCCACGTGGTGCTCGAACCGGAGTCCGTCCGGGCCGAACGTCACGAGATCCACGCACGGCCCCGGCTCGCCCTCGTCCGGGCCGAGGTCCTCGGGGCACACGGCGGTCACGATCGCGGCGAAACAGGTGGGCGGGTACGCGCCGTCCGCGGATCCGCGAGTCTGGTAGTGGACAATTCGCCCAACGCTCGGTGTCATCAAAAGATCCGCGCCTTCAGTCGGGGTTTCGGGAGCGGCAGCCGGCGGGCGAGTTCCACCGCGCCGGCCACCGCGTAGAGCGCGGTCACGCGCCCGGCGCCGCGCCGGGCGAACACGCGCCCGTTGCCCATGTCTTTCCACGTCGCCGCGGCCACGTGCGCGTCCAGCAGT